AGTATGAAGTAACTCAGCTTGTACAGTTGCTACAAACCATGTCTCCAGACACGCCTATGTACCCACAGTTGGTACAATCAATTATTGATAACATGAACTTGGCTAATCGTGAAGAGCTTATTGCTTCCCTTAAGCAAGCTAATGAGCCTAACCCAGAAGCTCAGCAAGCACAGCAGGCTTCACAGCAAGCGGCTGTGGCTCTACAGGCTTCACAGGCTGCTGCTCTTAACGGACAGGCACAAGAGTCCGCAGCACGAGCGCAGAAGCTTACAATGGAAGCTCAGGCTATCCCACAGGAGCTTGAAATCGACCGTATTAAGGCCGTAACGACCAATTTACAGGCTGGAACAGCGGATGATAAAGAGTTTGAGAGACGTATTAAGATGTCCAAAGAGATGCTAAAAGAGCGTGAAATAGCGGTAAAAGAGGGCAATACAGCCCCTCCAGCGCCTGCACAGCCAGTAGCTCCACAGCAGCCACAACCACCACAAGGACAATTTCCACAATGATATTAACAGGTAAGATGTTTGAAGACGCGCTTGCGCAGATTAACGAAGCCTTTGCTGAAGTAAATAAAAAGGTTGACAAACTACAAACAGAGGTAAAGACCCTGACACAGGAGAAAGCCAATGGCAACGCCAAGAAAGGGCAAAGCAAAGGTTAAGGTAACAGCTAGTGGTAAGAAGGTAAGCTACGGGCAAGCAGGCAAAGCCAAAGACGGAGGTTCCCGTGTAAGAGCGGGGACTGCCAAAGGCGACAGCTACTGTGCTAGAAGCTTAGGTATTAAGAAGGGCTTATCTAAAGCTAAACAGAATGACCCTAACACGCCTAACAACCTTTCCCGTAAGCGGTGGAAGTGTTCAGGTGCTAAATCTAAAAAGTGAGGTGTTAAATGAAGTGTTCATCATGTGGTAGTAGCCATACAAAGAAAGGCAACAAGATGCCTATTAGAGGCCAGCGGTCTGTAAAGAACAAGACATCTACAGCTAAGAAGAAAAACAAGAAATAACTCTTGACTTTGACTCTAAAATATGCTATACTATACCTTAGTATACTTTACTATTATTTAAACATTAACTTAAACTGTCCTAAAGGATAAACAGTATGATTGATAAAGAACTAGAAACCTACTACCGTGCTTACCGTGATATGTTCATGTCCGATGGTTGGAAACAACTACAAGAAGACTTGATGTCAAACGCTAATGTTATTAATTCGGTAGAGGCTTGTAAAGACGGTAATGATTTGTCTTTCCGCAAGGGCCAATTGGCTATTATAGGGAACATTGTAAATCTTGAGCAACAGATTACCCTTGCTGAAGAACAAGCAAATGAAGAAGATGAAGTAGTAGAAGAAGAAGCTGCTTAATGCGTCTTCTTTTTGACTTTGAGTGTGAAGGAGGGCATATCGAGGAACACTTTGTATCCGCAGATACTAGGGAAGCAGAGTGTCCTCACTGCCACAAACCTTCACAAAGGATTCAATCACCTGTTCGCTCAGCTCTTGATCCTATATCCGGTGACTTTAAAAAAGCTACTGGTAAATGGATGAGGAACCGCGAGCAGAAGTTGAAGCAAGAACGTAAAGCCAACTCTTAACCCAAGAAGCTTTACATAATACACCTCCATAATGATTTGATCACGGAGTTTAATAATGGCGACATTATACGACGAGCGTCCAGAGGACGATGAAGCAGTAGACAACATAGAGCAAGAACAAGAAGTAACCGAACATCAGGAACCTGTTGAACAGGAGACTCCTGAAGAGGAAGAAATCCCTGAGAAGTACCAAGGAAAGAGCGTTACAGATATTGTAAGGATGCACCAAGAGGCTGAAAAGCTTTTAGGTAGACAAAGCTCAGAAGTAGGGGAGTTACGATCAGTTGTTGATAGCTACATCCAGACACAACTCGACACCACAACAGCAACACCAGAAGAACCCGAAGAAGAAGTAGATTTTTTCTCTGATCCCGACAAGGCAGTCGCTAGGGCTATTAAGAATCATCCTTCCATTAAAGCTGCGGAAGCGCAGACACAACAATACGCGAAGTCTAACGCGATGTCAGCACTGCAACAACGTCATCCCGACATGCAGGACATCTTACAGGACAACAAGTTTGTTGAGTGGATTAAAGGATCAAAGATTCGTACACAGCTCTTTGCTCAGGCAGACAGGCAGTATGATCACGAGGCAGCAGATGAACTTTTCACTAACTGGAAGGAACGTCAGCAAGCTGTAGGGAACGCAGTTGCAAACGATAAGGGCAATAGAAAGACCGCTCTTAAAGCTGCATCTACGGGTAGCGCACGAGGAAGTGGCGAACCGGTTTCCAAAAAGATCTATAGACGTTCGGACATTATTAAACTAATGCAGGACGATCCAGATCGGTACTTGGCTTTATCTCCGGAAATTGAGAAAGCTTATGCTGAGAAGAGAGTCCGTTAATTAAATCTTTTAAGGACTATGTATTATGGCAACTTCAGTATATCCCAATATGGGCGGAGCAGTAACCAACACAAGCGCAGCTAAGTTTATTCCAGAAATTTGGAGTGACGAAGTTATTGCCGCATACAAGAGCAATCTTGTACTGGCTAACCTTGTTAAAAAAATGAGCATGACTGGTAAGAAAGGTGACGTTATTCACGTCCCTAAGCCTACCCGTGGTGTTGCTTCCGCTAAAGCGGCTGGTACCGCTGTAACTATCCAGAACTCTGTTGAGTCAGAAGTTCTGATTAACATCAACAAGCACTTCGAGTTCTCTCGTTTGATCGAAGACATTACCGAAGTACAGGCTCTCGCTTCTTTGCGTCAGTTCTACACTGGTGATGCAGGCTATGGTCTGGCTAAGCAGGTTGACAACGACTTGTTTGACCTTGGTAAGTCTTTCGGTGATGGCGATGGCAGCTCTTTTGTCAACAGCGGTTCCTTCCAGATCAACACCGTTACTGGCGTTTTGGAAGCATTTGATGCTGACGGCGCTGCTGATGTTGGTGACTTTTCCGATGATGCATTTCGTGCATTGATTCAGAAGATGGATGATGCCGATGTACCTATGGACAACCGTAGCTTCATCGTACCTCCTTCGCTCCGCAACGCTATCATGGGTATTGATCGTTATACCTCTACTGATTTCGTTAATGGCAAGAGCGTAGAGACTGGTAAGATTGGTAACCTGTACGGTGTTGACGTATTCGTCTCTACCAACGTACCTGTTATTGACACTACTGGTGGTGCTTCCATCCGTGGCGCTCAGTTGATCCACAAGGACACCAGTGTTCTTGCAGAGCAGCAGGCTGTACGTTCACAGACTCAGTACAAGCAGGAGTTCCTTGGAACTTTGTACACTGCTGATACTCTGTACGGTGTTCAGGTTATGCGTCCAGAAGCAGGCTTCACTCTAGCTGTTAAGTAAGACAATTGGGGCTGCTTCGGTAGCCCCTTTTCTACTTCTCCCTCTCTCCTAGAAATTTTACAGGTGTCTTGATGTCTAATTATACTAAAACTACAAACTTTGCCACTAAAGATGCTTTAGCCTCCGGCAACCCTGCTAAGATTGTTAAAGGGACTGAGATTGATACAGAGTTCAATAACATTGCTGTAGCAAGTGGTACTAAAGCTGACAAAGCTAGTCCTGTATTTACAGGCACAGTTACTCTACCAGCTACAAACGCTGATTCTTTAAGCATTGGCGGTGACGGTGTTACTGTTACTGGTATCAAAGATGAAGACGACATGGCAAGCAACAGCGCCACTAAGCTCGCTTCACAACAATCAATTAAAGCCTACGTTGACTCGCAAGTAACCGCACAGGACTTGGATGTAACTGATGGCACTACAAGTATTTCCATTGACCTAGACAGCGAAGCCTTGAGCTTGCTTGGTGGTACAGGTGTAACCTCTACTGCGTCAGGCAATGGCGTTACAATGGCCATAGATGCCACTGTAGCCACTCTAAGCGGTTCTCAGACACTTACTAACAAAACCTTAGCTACTCCTGCCGTTACAGGCGCTTTGACGACTGACAGCACTATAGACGGTCGTGACGTTGCTGCTGATGGTACTAAACTGGATACTGTTGAAACTAACGCTGATGTCACTGACACAACTAACGTCACAGCCGCAGGCGCTCTAATGGATTCTGAAGTCACTAACCTTGCACAGGTCAAGGCTTTTGACTTTACGGACTATGCTACAGCAGCACAAGGTACTACAGCAGATGCTGCGTTGCCTAAAGCTGGTGGTGCTATGACTGGCGCTATTACAACTAACAGCACCTTTGATGGCCGTGATGTTGCTACAGATGGCACAAAGCTAGACGGCATTGAAGCCCTTGCAGACGTAACGGACACAGCAAACGTAACAGCCGCTGGCGCACTTATGGACAGCGAGCTTACTAGCATTGCAAGCGTTAAAGCGTTGAACCAAGGTGTTGCTACTACTGACAGCCCTACGTTTGCAGCAGCTACAGTTACTGGCGAAATCACAGCCAACGGCGGCATAGCACTGGGCGACAATGACAAGGCTACGTTTGGTGCTGGTGATGACTTACAGATTTACAGTGACGGTACTAACGCAATAATTAAAGAAGATACTGGTGGTTCTTTATACATAGGTGGTGCTGATATTCACCTAATGAACCCTGCTTTTACAGAATACTATATCAGTGCTGCACAAAATGGCGCAGTTACTCTGAGACATGACAACGCAGCCAAACTAGCCACCACCTCCACAGGCATAGACGTTACTGGAAACTTACAGGCAACAGGTTACCTAGCTGTAGACGGCGCATCAGGCAACACTGGAGCAGGTACAGACCGTTGGATTGGTGGTGACGGCACGGCAGGAACTTGGTTCTACAATGTTCCAACAGGAAGTAACCATTACTTTGCTGTAAACAATGCAAACAAGTTAGCAATTAACTCCACAGGCATAGACGTTACTGGCACAGCCACGATGGATGGGCTTACTGTTAGTGGCACTGGTTTCGCAGGAATGAATATTCAAGCAGGCGATAGCTCAGTAGCCGCTATTGATTTTGGAGATTCCGCTGATACAAACATTGGTGGGGTTAACTACAATAACGCTAACGATACATTAAACCTACGCTCTGGAAACCTGAACAGACTTACTGCGGCTTCCAACGGCGACATCAGCTTCTACGAAGACACTGGCACAACTGCAAAGTTGTTCTGGGATGCGTCTGCGGAGTCTTTGGGTATTGGTACTAGTTCGCCAACAGCTACTTTAGATATTCGTAGGTCAGATGCCAGTGGAATTATTGCAGAGTTTCATAACAATGTGGGTTATGGAATAGATATAGGAACTAGCACTGCTGCGGCCTATATTTCTAGCGGCTATCAGCAAGACTTTTTATTCAAAACCAACTCTGGGTCAGGTCAAGTTGAACGCATGCGCATTGACTCATCAGGCAATGTGGGTATTGGTACTAGTTCGCCTGCAAGTGCTTTAGACGTCATTGGAGCTAATAAAGATGCCATTAAAATCAGGTCTGACGTAGCTCCTGAAAACTATTATCAGATAGGTCGCAATCAGTCCACAGGTCTATTGGAGTTTTTTGGTTCAGAAGTAACCTACAACGGCTATTTGTTCAAAGGGCCGTCAAGCGACCTAATGACTATTAATGCCAGCGGCAACGTGGGTATTGGTACTAGTTCGCCTAGCAAGCAGTTGGAAGTGCAAAATGCCGCAGCAGGCACAGCTATTAGGGCAAGTAATAATGGTGGAGGTTATGCGGAGCTTGCTTGTACTTCAAATGCTACATCAACCGCAGAGTTAAACTTTACAAATAGCTTGGCCATGCTTGGCGGCAATGTGGGTATTGGTACTAGTTCGCCTAATCAAGCATTGCACGTTGAGAGTTCTTCTGTTGGCGTAACTAGAGCCGCAGTCATAAATACAGGCAATGCGGAAGCGGGTGCTGGTATTCAGCTTGTTACTAAAAACGGTGCAACTCAGGTTAGTAACGCAACAATGCGTACTGACAATTCAGGCAACTTTAGTATTTTCACAGGTACTACAGGAGAAACTGAACGCATGCGCATAGACTCATCAGGCAACCTGTTGGTGGGTACTACTACTGCTGGAGGTAGTACTGGTGGCCTTGCCTTAGTCCCCTCAGCGTCTGCTGGAGGAGGGCTGATAAGGTGGAACAGAGCTGATACGACAGGTACTACTTACGCCACTCAGTTTCAAAACGCAGGAAGCACTGTTGGTCAAATTTACTACACAAACACCACAACATCCTACGCCACCTCATCAGACCAACGCCTCAAGGAAAACATTGCAGACGCTGATGACGCAGGTAGCAAGATAGACGCTATCCAAGTACGCAAGTATGACTGGAAAGCTGACGGCTCACACCAAGACTACGGCATGATTGCACAAGAGCTACTTGAGGTTGCACCAGAGGCTGTATCAGTACCAGAAGACTCAGAAGAAATGATGGGTGTGGACTACTCAAAGCTAGTACCAATGTTAATTAAAGAAATTCAATCATTACGCAACAGAGTTGCACAACTAGAGACCGGAGAATAATCATGGCAGTAACTTGGACAATCGCAACCCTTGAACGCAACACTGATGACGGTGTTGTAGTAGCACATTGGCGAGCATCAGACAGCGAAGTAGTAGGCGCTGGTGATGACGCTGTAACACACTCAGGTAGCTCTTATGGCACTGCTGGCTTTACTCCTGACAGCTCTGCTTCTGGCTATACAGCCTATGGCAGCCTTACTGAAGCTCAAGTTATCGGCTGGGTCAAAGAAGGTGTAGATGCTGACG